ACGCGATGGCGGCCGACCCTGCGGTCGAGAAGATTGCCTTCAACATCTCTTCCCCTGGCGGCACGGTCACCGGCGTCGAAGAGCTCGCCAACAAGATCCGCGACGTGGGCAAGCCGACCATGGCCTATACCGACTCCGAGATGGCTTCGGCTGCTTACTGGCTAGGCTCTCAGGCCGACCGAGTCGTGGCCAGTCCCTCGGCGACCGTGGGCTCCGTAGGGGTCTACATGGCCATCCCTGACATGTCCAAACTCTACGAGTCCCAGGGCGTGCGCATGGTCGTCATCAAGTCGTCCGGGTCTCCCCTTAAGGGCGCCGGCATCGAGGGCACGTCCCTCTCTGACGAGCAGATGGCCGACCTTCAGGCCTCGGTCGACGGCATCCATGAAGACTTCAAGGCCGCCATCCGTGCCAAGCGCAAGATGGTCGCCGACTCCGCCCTCCGCGGTCAGGTCTTCTCGGGTAAGCAAGCCGCCGCCCAGGGCCTAGTCACGGGCTTGGCCGACTCCTTCTCCAAAGCCCTAGCCTCATTCTAAAACCTATGCCCCGCATCTTCACCGACATCGACGACACGATCCTGAAAGACGGCCAGCCCGTCGAGCGCGTCATCGACTACATCGACGAGACCGCCGAAGAGGTGGTCGTCCTGACCAACCGCCCGGAGTCCGACCGCGAGAAGACCGTGGCCGACCTCGCCGCCACCGGCCTCGAGTACCAGGAACTGATCATGAATGACGGCACCGAAGAGGCGCCGGTGTTCAAGGCCCGCGTCATCAAGGAACGCCTGGACAAGGGCGAGCGCGTCGACCTGTTCATCGACAACCGGGCCGACAGCCGCGAGGCCGTGGCCGCCCTGGGCGTCGAAGTCATGGCCCCCGAGGATGTGCCTGAAGTCGTCGAAGAGTCCGAAGAGGAAGTCGAAGACGAGGTCGAAGAGGCCGTCGTCCCCTCGGCCAAGGTTGCCAATTTCCGCAGGACTAGCATGACCATCGAAGAGCAACTCGTCCAGGCCGCCGCCTCGCTTGCGGGCCTTACCGCTGAACGCGACGACCTCCGCACCACCGTCGAGAAGATGACCGTCGGCGCCTCCGCCGAACTGGAGTCCCTCAAGGTCGAGGCCGCCGCGTCGTCCTCCAAGGTCGCCGAACTGACCGCCGCCCTCGAAGCCTCCGCGAAGGAAGCCTCCGAGCTGAAGGCCAAGGTCGCCGAGCTCGAAGGCTCGAAGGCCACCGCCTCGAAGGAAGCCGCGAAGATCGTCGCCTCCTTCGGCACCGAGCCCGTCGAACTTCCGAAGGGCGACTCCCCGGTGAAGATGAGCAACGCCGACATCAAGGCCGCTTATCTCGCTCTCCCTGCTGGTCAGGCCCGCATCGCGTTCTTCAACGCGCACAAGGCCGCTCTCATTTCCCTCTAACCCTCACCCAATAACATACTACTATGGCTACTGTCCTACCCACGGCTCCCGCTATCCTGTCGGACTACATCGTCCAGACGGTTGCTGGCAAGCTCCCGATCCTCAACAACGTCTCCGTCAACCTCTCGGCCTCCGTCGGCCGCGCGGGCAAAACCGTTTTCGTCCCGATCATGGGCAGCGGCGTAGCTTCGGAATACAATAAGACGACCAACAACCTGTCCGACGTGGACGGAGCTGAGATGACCTCCTCCTCGGTCACCCTCAAGCACTTTAAGTACGTCGATGAGTTCAGCCCCCTGGACATCCAGGAGTACGGCATGCAGTACCTCATCAACGCTTACGCGAAGACCGCCGCTCAGGCCATCGTCGACAAGTGCTGGTCTGAAATCGGCGCCGTCTTCACGACCGCCAACTTCGCCACCGAAGAGATCGTCGCCCTCAATGACTTCGGTTATGACGACGTGACCCAGGCTCAGTTCCTCCTCGACTCCGCCAAGGCCGGCGAACCCCGCTCGTTCCTCCTCGGCAACGGCTACCTCAAGAGCCTCCGCAACTCGAACCAGATCGTCGGCTCCCTGAACCCGAACGCCAACACCATCGTCACCACCGGCAACGTCGGTCAGGTCGCTGGCATGGACATCTACCAGTGGAACCAGATCCCGAACGTCGAGAATCTCGCGGGCGTGGCCATGGGCCCGGATTCGCTCCTCGTGGCCACCGGTATCCCGATGGCCGAGATCGCTGGCTTCACCTCCAGCGTCGCCACCGCCGAGTCTGGTCTCTCCGTCCAGGTTCTCGTCGGTCAGGCTGAGACGGGCAACATCCGCTGCATCGCTCAGATCCTCATCGGCGCCAATAAGGGCCGTGGGACGAGTGCTGTCCGCTACGTCACCGCTGCCTAAGCGGCCTGACGTTCAAATCAAGGGGCTCCGCAAGGGGCCCTTTTTTTGTGCCTGTTTGCCAATGGTCGCAGGGTTATGAGTTTATACTCTGAGTTCCTGCCTGACGCGAAGGAGATGATCGCAGACTTCGGCGTAGCCGGTTCGGCCAACTCTGGAGCGATTACATTCGCTTGCCTCATCTCCGACCCCGCCGTGCAGACCGTGCTCGAAGCTGGGGGCTATATGGAGCGAACCCAGTACACCGTCCGCCTCCCCGCTGTAACGGCCTCCTGGAGCCTCCCAGATGGGTCTACGGGGGCATCCACGGCCATCATCGTCGGCGGCTCCCCCATCGCCTCCCTCGCCCAGGGCAAGAAGATCGTGGCCGGCGGGAAGACCGTCCGCATCACGACCCAGACCTACAAACCCGGGTCGGCGTGGGTCACCCTCGTCGTCATCGACGACAACCAGTAATGCCGGCCAAGGTCTCCATTGAGCCGAAGTCCCTCGCTCAGTTTGTGGAGGCCTGTCGGCAATTCGCCGCGGCGACTAAGATCACCATGCGCGACGCCGTCCTCGAGCAAGCGGCCTTTGCTTGCCAGGACGCGGCCAACTTCACGCCCCCACTGGTCAAGGGCGGAGGCGGAGGCCTTACCCCTGCGGCCAAGAAGGCGGGCCTCGGCGCCGTAGCCGGCGACATCTCCAAGATTTTCGTAGCCGCAAACGACTCCTCGGCCAAGGGCGTAGCTGGAAACCTCGTCAACCAGATGGCCTTCGCGGTCAAGGCCGGCGACTTCGGAACCTTCTCCCGCCTTACCGAGGGCGGCAGGCTCTCCGGCATGCTCGGCCAGCGCAGCGTCCTCTCGAAGATCGCGAACGACGCCGACAAGCAGCGGGCCTTTGCCAAGGCCAAGAACTTCCTGAACCGCTCCAACCCCATCAAGAGCGAATACGGCACGCAGGGATTCGTCCGTGATCTGCGGACAATCCATGACCAGGTCAAAGGCAAGTTCGGCGGACGCATCAAGCAGGGCCGCCGCCCGGTGACCGCCAAGCTGCTCGTGCAGGACAAGTCCGAGTTGCAGGAATACATTGAACGCCGTCAAGCCATGGTTGGGGCGGTCAAGTCAGGTTGGGCCAAGGCCCTCGCAAGTCTCCCCCGCCCTAAGGATAACAACGGCCAGCAAGGCGAGCCCGGTGCCCAGCTGCGCAAGGCCTCTTGGATTACCTCGCATTCTGGAGTCCCTGGGACTAACGTGACGGCCTTCACCGACAAGATCGCCGAAGTCTCCGTGACGAACACCCTAGGCAACATCAACGCAATCGCCGACGACGCGGGAGTCCTCGGCCTAGTCTACGGCAACCGCGTCAAGCAGATGCCCGCCATGATTCGTTACCGCCTCCGCAAACCCGTCGATAAATTTAACCGCAAATAACATGGCCTTCACCAAATCCATCCGCCACATCGTCGAGGGCACGCTCGCGACCTATCTCACCGCCCAGGCTGGTCTCGCCGGCGTGGCCATCCTCACGGGCGACAGCGCCGCGACCCAGACCCTGCCCAAGGCCGTCGTCCTCTGCGACTCCGCCCGGGCTCCTGGCGACCTCCCCGAAGGCCTCGGCAACTTCGATTGCTCCGTCCGCATCACCCTCTTTTCTAACGCCGACGACACGACGCTGGCCGTACACCGTGCCCGCTGCGCCGCCCTATCCGACTGCATGCGGAGCGTGGGCCTGATCCAAGACGCGTTCGCGGTGACCGGCGACGCGCTCTGCTATGACGTGACCTATGTCTCCGAAGACGAGGGCATCGACGAGCGTTCCTGGGCGACTTCCTTCGCCTTCGACATCCTCACTTGCCTGAACCCCGAGTAGGTTGCCAATTAAAGCAGGAGTAAGATGAGCGAAGTAAACAAAGGCGTGGTCTGCTTGTACGGAATTGGCCCGGGCCAACAGGCCTCGCTTTTCGTGCAGTCCTATACGGTCACCTCTGGTTTTAACAACTCTGCGACCGTCGTCGACGAAGACGGCCTGACCGTGACGGCCCGTTACGACGACCGCCGCTCCGAGCTAATGGTCGAGGGCGTGGCAAAGGCCTCAAGCGTCCCGGCTCTCGGCACGAACATCTCCTTCACCGCCAAGACCACATCGGCTTATCCTGGCGGCAGCGCTTCGGTCAACTTCTCCGGGGTGGTGACAAAGGTCGACGACCGCGGCAGCTCGAAAGGTTTCGTCAGCGTCAGCATCACTGCTGAATCTTACGAGTCCATCAGCTACTAATTGACACCCCCGAAAGGGGCGTAGGCTAGGGGAAGTGGATCGCCGCTTCCTGAATGCCCACATCGACCCGGCGCCTTTCAAGCTGCTGGGTCGAACTCTTTACCCCTGGTGTCTGAAGTACCGGGTGCGTCTGCATGCGTTCGACTCCCCGCTGGTCTTGGGGTCTCAGTCCGTCAGCCCTGCCGACTTGCTCTTCGCCTGTCAGGTCTGCGCCGAGGAACCGCTCGGGGAAATAGGCATCATCGACCGACTTAGGCTCTCGCGGCTTAACGACAACCCGGCTAAGTTTGAGATACTCCTGAACGCCTTTGCCGGCTACATCCTTGTCGAAGACTGGCCGAAGTTCTGGGAGCAGGATCAGAAGAAGAACGGGGGAAGCAAGGGTCTCCCCTGGCCGATGAGCATCGTCGCGAACCTAGTGGCGAACGGCATCGACGAGAAGAGGGCTTGGGAGATGCCCGAATGCCAAGCCATCTGGCTGAACGCGGCCTTCGCCATGCGCAAGGGCGTCGACGTGGCGATCATGTCCCCGGAGGAAGAGGCCTTCATCGAGGAAGAGCTGAAGCGCGAGGCCGAGGCCGCCAAGGCCGTTGCCAATCCGGCAGAGTAAAGAGCCATGGCCCAAGACCTTACCGTAAATATCAAGACGACCTCCGACGTCCCGCAGGCCATGGACAAAGCCAAGGCAGCGACCGGCTCTTTCGACAAGCAGGTGCAGGACATCGGCATGAAGTTTAAGAATTCGTTCAAGGATATCGCCCTAGGCTTTATCGCCCCGATGATTATTCTTCAGGGCGCGATTAGTATGATTTCAAACGCCCTCGCCAAAGCGAAGCAGGATGCACAAGACGGGATTGATCTAATCGCCAAAGGAGAAACCGTCTACGCCAGCACAGAAGAAAAGAAGATGGCCGCATTCTTCAAAGCAAAGAAAGCCAGAGAGGAAGAAATGCGCCTTACTGAAATCGGGAAGCAGGAAATTACTAGGGCATTCCTTGAGTCAGATGCGGGTAAAAAGTTCCTAGAGGATGAATCCCGCAACCGCCCGGAAGGTGCGTCTAGGCGACAGATGAATCCGAACGTTGCCATTCATTATGAAAGCGTTCGTCAAGCAGCCCTTAAGGCGTTCCTTGAATCTGAAGAGGGCAAGGCCTATAAGCCTATCTTCGACAAAGAAGGAGTAAAAAAGGACACCGCATTTAAAGGCCCTGAAGGTTTCGGCAGCGTGATCGGCGTAGGCGCCAACCCGGTCGTGGAAGCGATGACCAGGCAGACCGAAGTCCTCGAGGAAATCAAAGCCGTCCTCGAATCGCAACGCTCCTCCGGCGGCGTTCCTCCTCCCTTCACTGAAAAGCCGATGTCCACCCGAACCATCTTTAACGCATAACATGGCCCTCATCGAAAACGGTAACGACCTGACCGCACCGGTCATCCTCTCTGGCTGGACGTACAACCGCGACCCGTTCGGCCTGGGCACGTCGACGACGAAGTACAAGTGCGACCACACCGTCGACATCGCGGCCTTTGCGGCCCGCGGCCAACCGCACCCCGACTCGACCTATTCCTTCCTTAAGGCCAACTCCTATGCTGTCAGCTGGGACGCCCTGGGCATCGCCACCGTAACCGTCGACTACGTCGGCATCCCTCCCTCCGTCAACAGCGGCGTGCGGACTAACGCGAACACATCCAGCGCTAACGGACTGACCGCGGAGAACATCACGAGCCACCCGAACTTCTTCATTGCCAAGGCAGGATACCTTGGCCCCATCGCCGGCGCCCCGCCGTTTGTGCAAGACGAGCCGGACAACCTCGCCCCGAATGTCAACGGCGCCCCTGCCTACCTTGGCTTGAACGGATCATGTTTTGAAAAAGAATCCGGGGGCCGCTTCATCGGCTTCGTCAATCCCTCTTATCCCCAATACTACGGCAAGACCCAGTACCTCGCAAAGACCACGACGTACTCAGGCGTAATCTATACGACCTTGCTTGCGGACGTTCAGGCACTCTTGGCACTCCTTAATACTGCCACGGCCACGAACTCATGGGGTGTCTTTACACTCCTTCCTGCGTGGGCCCCCATCGGCGTGGGCGAGTTCGGGAACAACGTGAACCTGCTTTCTCAGGTCAACGTCGAGGAGTTCGGGTCACTCTACAAAATACTTTACGAAATCCGCTACGCCAAGGCCGGCTGGGAGCGTGATGTCTACATCAATATCGGAGCATGAGCATCCAGCCAGGAGTCGGTTATACCTTCACGTCCTCGAGCCTCGGGACGAACCTGAATATCGAGCAGCCCTGGAGCGAATGGGATCCGTCTGGCGCGACAATCGTCCAGCAGTTCCAAGTCGGCATCAAGAAGGTCGGCGCCGCCAACAAGCTGCAACTGGCCAAGGGGACGGTTTTCTTCACGCAGAGCAATATGCCGCGCATCAAGCTCGGCGCTCACAACGACCAGCGCCAGTCATGGATCAGCAAGGTGGCCGTCTACGGCTCAGGCATCACCCGCACGGCCGGCACGGCTGGGGCATCGGACGTCTGGATGGAGAGCGGAGGCCATTATAACATCACCTCGGCCGGCACGTATTACATCACGATCAGCAAGTTCGACATCAACCAGTCAAACGACGACACCGAGTCGGCGCTCCTGAACGCCGAGCAGCCATGGGTGTCCATCTTCAAGGCCTCGGACAGCATCGAGAACACCATCTTTTCGGAGACCGGGCCGTCGGAGTACGTCAACAAGACGAACATGCAAAAGATGACCGGCTATGACGCCACATCTACGGGCCTGTCCGGCGACTGGGGCAACTGCCACACGACTTGGTTCAACCCGGTCAAGTGGGGTTACGCGGTCAAGCTCATCGCCACCGTCACGGCCACCGCGGCCCCGGGCGAAGGCGGCTTCAATTTCACCATCGACCAGCACATCGTCGGGCCCATCGACCTCCAGATCCCCGTGCAGTTCATCGGGACGACCCTATGCAACCAGGACGACCTGAACGAGACGAACGACCCATATAACCAGAACAAGGACTCCGACCCCGCATGGTCTTTCATCGTCAACGCCGACACCTTGACGAATCTTAACACGCTCACGCCGGCAAACGAAGATTGGTTCCAGGAGTTCGTCGGGCCGGCCGACTGGACGTCCATCAATTACATCGGCCTTACCGCGGGAAGTTGCGCGGCGCAGGACGACGGCGCTTGCCTGCATCCTTTCCAGATGAAGCCAAGGGAACTCACAGTCGCATCGCCAGAAGGCCCAGTCATTCTTTATCGCGCCAATATCTGTGCCGGTACTGTCAACAACCTCATACCCTGGAACCGTCCCGGCCCAAGCAAGGTCAAGCTCCCGACAAGCATCGACTTCGGCTACGGCGGCCCGGGCGTATCCGAGTGCAAGGTTTTCCTACGAGTGGGAACTCAAGGCCACGACACCGACAACCCCATCTTCCCGGTCACCGACGACAGCTCCGAACTGTATCCGACAATCGTACAGTATTACGAGGATCAATACCCGGACATCCCTGCCGACGACGACATCTTCTGCTACATCCTCATGGGCGTGGCGCGTAACATCGGCGACCCTGAAAACTTCACCATCGACCAGACCATCTCCGGCTCTGTCTGGGCCGAGCGTCTTAAGATCGGCACGGATACCGCCCGTTACTACTGGGCGGGAGTCTAATGGCGACGCGCATCGGTGGCCCGATGGTAGGGACGACTGTCCCGCCATGCACATGGGGCTCGATGCGTTCGCCGCTTGTGCTTAATGGTTTTACCAACGGTGCATCCTATACGCGTTACTCCAGGGCATGGCCGGAGACGGAAAGCCCTGTTAAGTTCTTCAAGTGGGATGCGGGCTACCTGTTCAGACAAGTCGCATATGTCAGTCCAGGCCCGGCCGTCCCAGATACGACCCCTTACTATTGGATTTACAACAGCGAGGAAGACAGCGTCGTCTCAACTTCCTTCGGCATAGGCGCTCAGGGAATAGTCTCAGCGATCACGACAGTCGACAATCATGACTTCCTTCAGTTCATCGGGGAGGCCGTCGACACCGACATCGGGACGTTTACGATTACGGCCAGCGCGCATGAACTGGGCGGCCAGTTCCTAGGGAATAACAACCCGGGCGGCACGGAGGTCTTCGACATCGGCAAATTGACGGGTTTCTGAGCCCCCTTGCCAATCTCCGCAGGGTTAAGAAGACCCGATGAGCTGCTCCAATACCGCCGTATTCTCCCGAGGGGACAGTTTCTCCAGCGTCTGGACTTGGGTTCCCGGGGCCGGCGAGCCCGTCAACCTCCTCGGCACGACCATCGCCTCGACCCTCCGCGATCGGAGCGGGAAGGAATACCCGCTAGTCATCGTGCTCGCCGTCAATGGCCTGTCCTTTACGGCCACCTTCCCCGGTGATACCGCCGACTGGGCGCTCGGCCTCGCGAGCTGGGACATTCGCTTCACCTTCCCTGGCGGCCCCGTGACGCATTCGACCATCTTCCGCGTGCAGATCCAGGAGACCATCACTCAAGCATAACATGGCGACCATCAACGGAACATTCAACAGCCTGATCGCGGGAACGCTGTCGGGCACCGTCGCCACCCCTGGCGCTACTGGCCCCGCCGGCCCCGCCGGCCCGACTGGCGCTCAGGGTATCCCGGGCGTCGGCGTCCCTGCTGGCGGAACTACGGGCCAATTCCTGAGCAAGTCGAGCAACGCCGACTACGCGACTGGCTGGTCGACCCTATCTCTCGCCGGCTACGCGACCGAGTCCTGGGTGACCGCTGGTTTTTATCCTCTCACTGGCAACCCCTCGGGCTTCCTGACGGCCTCGGCGCTTACGCCCTACCTGACCAAGGCCGATAATCTCGGCAGCCTGACCAACTTCGCCACGGCCCGCGACAACCTCAACCTAGGCACGCTCAACAACCCGACCTTCGCCGGCCTCACGCTGCAAGGCTCAGGCGCTAACGTCGGACAGTATACGCCGACCTCCCTGAGCCTGACGCACACGACCTTCGGCTCCTTCGTGATCTCGCCCTCCTCGGGCATCACGTTCCCTGACACCTCCATTCAGACGACTGCCTTCGTCGCCGGCTCCGGCTTGCCCACTGGCGGCACGGTCGGCCAAGTCCTGACGAAGAACTCGGGCACGAACTTCGACGCGTCCTTTGCGACCCTCATCCCGGGCGACCGCTACCTGACGACCTCGACGACGAGCAACACCCTTAGCAATACGAATAAGACCTTCACGATTGGCACCGGCCTCTCTTACACGCCGACCCAAAGCATCACGATCTCTTACGACGCGTCGAACCATATGCACGGCGAGGTGCTGACGTACAACTCCGGCACTGGCGTCCTGACCGTGGACATCAATCACCACACCGGGTCGGGAACGTACGCCTCTTGGACGGTCAATGTGGGCGGCGTTGTCCCTGCGGCCTCCGTTGCCTGGGGCGGCATCACCGGCACGCTCGGCAATCAGACCGACCTTGCGACGGCGCTGAATGCGAAGCTCGAAGTCACGACCGCGGCCTCGACTTACTTCACGATCGCTTCGGCTGCGGGCAAGGCGAACCTCTCCGGGGCTACGTTCACGGGCAAGGTCAACTTGGCAACGATTGCTGCCTCGACTCCGAGCGTGAACCTCGGCGGTCAATGCGACTCGGCACCGGCCAGCGCGGCCAACGGCGATCTCTGGATTTCCAACGCCGCTTCGCCGAAGATCACCTATCGGACTGGCGGGATTAATTACAACGTTCCCGCCCTGAACCAGTTCAACACGTTCACGGGCCAGATGGTGATTAACACAACCTCTTCATCGACCGCTGCCCTGCGTGTCACTCAGCTCGGAACCGCCAACGCCATCGAGGTCGAGGACAGCACCAGCCCTGACTCGACTCGCTTCGTCGTCGATGCGAACGGCAAGGTCGGCATCGGCGTCGCCCCGGCCACGTCCGCCGCGCTTAAGGTGGATACGAACGGCATCATGTTCGGCGACGGAACCACGCAGACTACTGCGGCGGTTTCAGGCATTCCTGATGCACCGTCTGATGGGAGTTATTACGTTAGAAAAGACGGAGCTTGGGTCCAGGCAAGTGTCATTCAGTTCTATAACCCAAACGATGAATTGTATTACAATGTTTTAACAGTATGATCCTCGCAATCCTCTCCTTCATCGCCGGCCTGATCACGGGGCTGCTCGTCATGCGGAAGCACTCTGCCAAAGCCTCCGAGCTTGAGGCCAAGGGCAAGGCCGCTCTCGACGCCCTCAAGGGACGCTGAACCCGTGCGACTGCTCCTGGTCATCGCCGTCCTGGCCCTGACCGGGTGCAGTCTGTTCCGCAAGGGAGACGCCCTGCCGCCCCTGCCCGTCCAGCCTCCGGCCCCGACCAAGCCTGACGCCGTCCAGACGCTTGGCAAAGACCTCGACAAGACGGATCACCGCGTAGGCGCCGCCCTCGTGGCCATCGAGAAGAACGCCGACAAGCCGAAGGTGGTCGTCGCGGAGTCTCGCCTCGCCCAGTCCTATCTGCCCCCGCCCCCCGAGGCGGACGTGGCCTTCGCCGTGGCCCGGGCTACCAAGGCCGACCCCATCGACTACGCCAAGCAGATGGAGTTCGGACGCAAACTCGCCACCGCCGTCAATAAGGCCTGGGAGAAACTCGAGGCCGACCAGAAGGAAGCCGCCCGCGTCTCGCAGCTAAAGGACGCCCGCATCGTCGAGCTGACGAAGGAAGTCGAGCGCGTGAAGAAGGACGCCTCCGCTCAGACATGGACGCTCGTCGGCGCCGGCCTCGCCGTCGTCGGTGCGTTGACGACCGCCTTTATGGGCCCGCGTATCGGTCTGCCCCTGCTACTCTGCGGAGCCTTCTGCGGATCGGTGCCATTCATCATCGACTCGCCCTGGTTTGAATATGCGGCCGGGGCTACGCTGGTCATCTCCTGCGGCCTGGGCCTCTGGTGGCTCGCCGACCGCGTTAGGGACTCGGTGAACAAGCCCTCTCCTTCCGATGAGCCGCCGCAAGAATAAGGTCAAAGTCGTCAGCCGACGCTTAGGCCGTGAGCGTGCCTGGGGACAGGCCTTCATCGGCGAGAACAAGCTGGAGATAGATCCAAGGCTCGGCGCACGGCGTTCCCTTGAAGTTCTAATTCACGAGGTCACCCACCTCGCCCATCCAGGGATGTCAGAGCCTGAGGTCGACCGCACGGGCAAGATGATCTGCGCCGTGCTCTGGTCTCAGAACTACCGCCGCGTCCTGCTAGAACCTAACGCCAAGCCGCCCCGCATCTCGTGAGCCCTCCCCCTCCGCCCATCGACCCTGAGTCCCTGCCGAAAGAGCTGAAGGACGGCATCGTCGCCTCAGTCCTTGGCGGCCTTGCCATGACGGCCCGCCTCCTGCTCTCGACCGAACCTGTGTCCCTGGGCTGGGTCGTGCGCCGTGTCCTCGCCGCCGCGATCACCGCGGCCTTGGTCGGCTACGGCATCCAAGACCATATCCAAAGCCCGGGCCTGAAGATGGGCGTCGTCGGTGCGGCCGGCTACGCGGCCCCCGAATGTCTGGACTACCTGATGAAATACATCAAGGCCCGCGGAGAGAAGGAAGTCGCCGCGGTCGTCGGCAAACCCAAAGCCCATGGCAAAGGTAAAGCAGTCACTAAGCGGAAGCGGTAACCTCCTGCTCGCGGTCACGCTGCTCACCGGCTTTGCGGGAGTCTCGGCCCTGTCCTCGGCCTACATCGCCGGCTACGTCCTCGACCAGCTGCAATCGACTGACGCCCTGGTCATGATCGTGACGGACGGCGGCAAGCTGAAGTCCGACTCTGCCGACCTCGAGCGCAACATGAGCACGGCGACCCTAGCCCTGAAGTCCGTCCGCGACCTCGGTTGGGCCTTGGCCGTGGGGTGTCTAGGGGTAGGGGTGGCGGTCTTCCTGCGTTCCCGCCGTCAAAACGCCTAGGAAGGGCAGGGAGAGGCCTTTAAAGGGGTAGCCTATGGCCGACCTATGGCTGGCTTTTGACCCCCTGTAGCCCCCTGTCAAAAGTTTCGGCAAAAGAGTTTGACGGAATGCATTTGGTCTGAGAGATTGGTCTGGCACCACCAAAACCATGACCACGCTCGCCACCCAGTCCGTCGCCTTCCTCACCATCACCCAAAAGGTTTGGAACCGCGCTCCCAAGTACGCCAAAGTAATCGAAGGCAACCGCCGCTTCATGCTCTGGAAGTTCGAGAATGACGCCGTCACGCGGATCGTCGAGGTCGTCATCGGCTAATCACCCTCTACGCATACGCACATGAAATCCCTAGCCTCCCTCTTCATCATCGCCGTCATCTCCTGGCTGGCCGTCGTCACCTTCTGCGGCCCCGAACTCTACCGCCTCATCAACGGCCCCGAGCCGGTCAAGGCCAAGGCCGTCCGCAGCCACCGCTAATTTCCACCCACACCATGAACCAAGACCCCATCGACCTGATCACCGTCGGCGACCGCCCTCTCCGGCTGTCCCGCCCGGTCCTCCCCCACGCCGCCCGCCGTCTGGCTGGCATCCTCCCGCAGCTGAACGCCCTGAACGTCGCCGGCAAGTCTCAGGCCGACGCCGCCGAGGCCCTCAACGTCTCCGTCGGCGCCGTCCGCTCTTGGATCGCGCTCGCCGGCATTCCCTGGTCGAACCTCAACCGCCGCGGCCCTTACCGCCGCCAGAAGTAATGCGTTACCTCTCCGTCTGCTCCGGCATGGAAGCAGCCTCCGTCGCTTGGCACCCGCTCGGCTGGACTCCAGTCGGCTTCTCCGAGATCGAACCCTTCCCCTGCGCTATCCTCAAACACCGTTTTCCCAACACCCCAAACTATGGCTCACTCACCGAATACCAATCATGGCCCCTCGAACCCGGAGCAATCGACCTTCTGGTCGGAGGCACACCTTGCCAGTCCTTCTCCGTCGCCGGACTCCGAAAGGGACTTGCCGACCCCAGGGGCAACCTCGCTCTCACCTTTCTTGGGCTGGCTGACAAACTCAAGCCCCGCTGGATCGTCTGGGAAAACGTCCCCGGTGTCCTGTCTTCGGGAGGAGGGCGGGACTTTGGTTCCTTCCTCGGGGCGTTGGTCGAACTCGGGTATGGGTTCGCCTACCGAGTGCTGGACGCTCAACACTTCGGAGTCCCCCAGCGTCGTCGTCGAGTCTTCGTTGTCGCGTGTCTTGGAGACTGGCGAGCTGCCGCAGAGGTTCTATCTCTCCGCGAAGGCTTGCGCGGGTATCTTGAGACGGGCAACAAAAAGAGGAAAGGCCCTGCCGCCGATGCTGGAGCAAGCGTTGAGGCAGGCGGCGAAGGAGTAGCCTTCCGCAAATCCAAGCGAGCCTGCTCCACGACCGACAACGAGACTTGGGTTCCAGCCGACGCCAGCAACACGCTGAACAACTTCGACCTCGGCGACACCCGGACGACTCATGCCGTCGTGCAGCCGATCGCATGGACGCAGAATCAACGCGAGGAAGTCCGTCTGCTCGGCGATAAGGTCGGGGCCATCGCCCTGCCCGGAACGCACCAGACGAACTACATCGCCGAGCCTGTCCACCAGATGCCCGGTTCCGTCGCCCCGACGATCGGCGCAAGCGGCCCTCCCTACTCCCGCACAGGGAACGAACGCGTTGAGGCCGAAGCGTTGGCCGTGACCTTTCAACCTGGCAACCTACGCCGAGAGGCTGGAGCCGACCCGTCGTTTACTACTACTACTACCCTCAAGGCTTCCGCTGGTGACCAGACTCCGCACGTTGCCACCCCCATGGCCGTCCGCCGTCTCACCCCGGTCGAGTGCGAACGCCTGCAAGGCTTCCCAGATAACTGGAGCCGCATCCCTTGGAAGGGTAAGCCTGAGACTGAATGCCCAGACGGCCCTCGCTACAAAGCCTGCGGCAACTCCATGGCCGTGCCGGTCATGCGCTGGATCGGCGAACGCATCGCCGCCGTAGATTGTACCCTCTCCCCCCATGCCTGACCCATCCCACCGCCCCTACCAACCTATGACCATCATCCGACCCGACTCCCTCCCCCGCCTCTGGTGGCTCTTCCCCTGGAGCATCGCCCGTCAGCTGCACAAGAACGCCGTGGCCCTCAAGGCCATGGCCGACCGCCTTGACCAAGCCGTGATCATGCAATCGCACATCATCGTCGACCAGTCCGAGGAGATCCACTTCCTCCGTCAGCGCGTCAGCGACCTGAACGACGCCATCATCCGCGGCGCCATCACCCCCGACGCTCACCCCCATGAGTAGTTTCCGCCACCTCGACGGCATGGTCGCCCTGCTCTCCGAGGTATATGAAATCAATGAGCGAATCCTGACCGGGGACATCTGCTCGGCCAAGACCGCCATCGCCTCGACGCGCATGAAGAAACTCCTGCACCACTATCACGAGGCCCTGCACGAGGACGGCGCCGTGAAGGTATCGCTCCAGGCATACGCCGCCGCCGGCGGTTGGGTCGGCATCACCTACTCCTACGAGCTCGACGGCTTCGAGGTCGCCGGATCACAAGTCCCCCGCCGCGTATGACCCTCAACCAGCGCTTCTCGGTCGTCGCCCTGCTGCTCCTCGGGCTCAACGCCCAAGCCAAGACCGACGCCGCCTTCCTCGAGGCCGTCGCCGCGGTCGAGTCCGGGCACAACCGCAAGGCCATCGGCAAGGCCGGCGAGCGTGGCCAGTATCAGGTCGGAAAGGCCGCATGGGACGACGCCTCCGCCCGCCTCAAGGCCGAGGGCCATTACTCCTTCCCCTGGTCTAAGTGGCGCGACGCTACGGCGCAGGACATGGTCGCCGCCAGTCACCTCCGCTGGATCAGGTCGAACTTCCACCGCATCGGCATGACCGACCCGACCCCCGAACAGATGGCGCTCGTCTGGAACGTAGGTTGGTCGGAGGCCCGCAGCCGAGACTTCCGGGCAAACGACTACGCCTTCCGCGTGGCTAATTTATTCCGCTCGCAAAAGGTTTTGAGCCGTTGAAAGTTTCGACCATGTCTCACATGGTCATAGCCGTGGATCCTGGCGCGAACGGCGCCTTCGTCTGGTCGGTCGACGGCATCGGCATCGAGACGCGGAAGATGCCCGGGTCGGACGTCGAGATCTGCGAGCTGATGGCCGAGCTCTCCTGCAAGACGAAGTCCGTCGCCCTGTTCCTCGAGACTCCGAGCGTCGCCGGCTACAGCCCGAAGATTCCCGGCGCGTCAATCGCGAAACTCCAGTTCAACGTCGGCCTGATCTACGGCGCATCAATCGCCATGGGCTGG